CTAAGATTAACTGAAAACGCAGTGGCCGGCAATTGCAAGCATTCCCACTGCGCTGGCTATTACTGCCCCACTAGCGCCACCTAGTGGGGAGGCCCCACCGCCTCTCACATCCAACGTCCCGCTTGCCACAAGGCTTCCACTGAGTCGCGGTTAATGGTGCCCCTCATATCATTGGGGACCGCTTCCCTCTCCATCAAAGGGGGTACCTACAGGACAGCTCCCAAAGTACCGTCTCACCCTACTGCTTCCAGCCGTTCGTTGAGTTTCGCGCGTGGCCGCTCTCGCTAAGCCTGCGGCCTGCCCTCTCGGAACAGGACTCTCCCCCCAACCTTCCGACAGCAAAGCTGTGTGTTCCTTGCTCGGTGAGCCAAGGCAAGCACCAGATGTCTGGTGCATGGGTTAAATAACGCAATTACTGAGCTCGGGGTGGTTCCAAACTTGCTCACCACCCTCTACGATCACGTCGACGACACTGTTCCGTGGACCAAAAAGGTATGTGTCCAAAATCTCAGGAACCCTGCGCTCATAGGCTAATTGATCCTCTACGCTAACTCCAAATGCCCTACAATAACTCTGGCGTGTTTCCATCGCAATGATTTTATACGTGTCCAGTTTTTTCCCGGAAACAGCTGACAAAATTTTGTCTGGATGTACAAAATTGCCAAACTTATAAAGATCAGAGTGAACGAACAGAGCTTTTGATTCTATTCGCTTGTAGGCCTCGTAGCTAAGGACCGCCGCACAGGGGACCCCCGCAGAAGCATAGAGCTCAGACATGGCTACACCCTTGAGGTACCGCAAGTGTGCAGTACCCGTGTGGATGTGTGTAACGCCGAATGTGGCCAAAGCCCTAGCGCCTCTCGTGAAACGCCAGGTGCCACCTACTTCGACTAGCCTATGCCTACAAAACTCTATGCTTTCGTAGGGGTCCCCCCTCGTCCATGAACCCTCCACTTTCCAATCGAAACCAAGTTCAGCGCCCGACAGGACCCACTCCGCCTGAGTAACATCATCATCGAAAAACACGAGGATGTCGTCCCCATCGCAAAGCAGGTCCCACTTGCGCAAACCTAGCTTCCTCACAGCCGTCCAAACCAGCATGAATGCCAAAATACTGTTACCTATTCCAGTATCCATGTCACCACTCATTCGGTTACCAACAATGGTATACCAAATGCCGTGGGCCGTTAAACCGACATTGACCAAAGTCTGGTTTAGAAGCCATAGGAACTCTGGGTCATGGCCAATCAGCGCTCTATAAACGCGGTGGACTCCAATAAGATGCCACGCACGTACCGACGCGTCGAATGAAGAAGCGTCCAAGCTGACACAGCGCTTAAAATTTCGTAGCTTCTGCATCACCAACTCGGCACGCTCCTCCCAATTCAAGCCTTTAGCGAACACCCTCGTCCGCTTGACGCCTCGCCGCACACCCTTCCATCCACTAAGGTAATGTTCTATCGGCTTGATGTACTTGCCATATACAACATTAAACCTGGGACTCCTACCCTGAATAGCACGTGGTTTCTTTGGTTCTGAACCAACGTCAGTCAGCTTGTCTGGTTTCACAAACATCCTAACTCGCGCATCCTTAGCCTCGATAGGCTTGACCAACAAGGAATCCCTGGCCTTAGCGTAAACAGTCTTCTTCTGGGGTGGAGCTGTCTCCACCACTTCGTCCTCAGTCCAAGAAGTCAACCTAGGGTGCCCAAAACGTCTAGCAAGCTCCCGTGAGACTTGCTTAAAAGCCCTTTTAGCGTCGTTCGTGGCGGACCCTTTCTCCACAAACACACGTCTCGCCAACGCCGCCTTCTCAGTGCAGATACACCCAGCGTGTATCGTTGCGCACGTCCCCCACTTCGGCTGAAGCAACGGCCTAACAAACTGGCCATACGAACAGGGACCAGAAACTGGCTTACAGATCCACCTCTTAGAGCGTGGGATCACCACGTCAGGTGAGTGGACCCGTTCCACAATTTCCGAACCCCATCAATCTTCAACCTTAAGCATCCCGGATGCCCATCCGGAACGCCAAATTTTTTCAGTTCCACCACGCCTAAACCAACTCACAAGCTTAGAGGGGTCTATTCCGTCTTCGTAGACAAGTTTCCCTGCCTCGGAC